AGATTAGCGAGTGTCTCGTGGGCTCGGAGATGTGTATAAGAGACAGGTATTGTGTCCGGTGACCTGGGCCAAGATCGGGGCGCTGGAGAAGGGTGCCCACGGGAGCGGGGTGGCTCCCTACTGCCCCAAGTGCAAGGCATCCCATCCGGTGATATTGAAAGAGCCCTAGAGGCCAACTACCGAGGAAAACTCGGCGGTTGGCCTCTTTTCGTTTGTCTGGAGGTAGGTTGTGGCAAGGCGGAAACCGAATCAGCCCACGGGGGAAATCAAGCTGGAGCTGGGGGAGCTGTATCCCAAGCAGTGGCAGTTCATAGAGAGCAAGACCCGGTACACGGCTTACGGCGGCGCGCGGGGCGGCGGTAAGACCCACGTGCTGATCCGGGCCTGCATCCGGGGGGCCTTGCAGTATCCGGGCATCAAGATTCTGATTCTGCGGCGTACCTACCCGGAGCTGGAGCAGACTATCATCCAGCCCATGAACAAACTGGTTAACTCCGCTACGATGGACGGGCGGCCTTGCGGCGACCTGATTGCCACCTACAACGGCACCATGCGAATGCTGTTCTTTGCCAACGGTTCCACCGTGAAGTTCGGCCACTTGCAGAGCGCAGCGGCTATCACGGAGTACCAGGGTCAGGAATACGACTGGATTTTCATGGACGAGGCCACCCACTTCACCGAGTATGAGTTCCGCACCATGGGCGCGACGCTCCGTGGCGTCAACGAGATTCCGAAGCACTTCTATTTGACCTGTAACCCCGGCGGCGTCGGGCATCAGTGGGTGAAGCGGCTGTTTGTCACACGAGAGTATGAGGGCGTCGAGAGCGGACGGGATTACTCCTTCATCCCAGCCACGGTGGAGGACAACAAGGAGCTGCTGAAAGCGTCCCCGGAGTACATCCAGATGCTAGACACGCTTCCCGAGGACATCCGGGCAGCACACCGCTACGGCGACTGGGATGCCATGGCCGGACAGTATTTCAGCGAGTTCCGGCGGGAGCGGCACGTAGTGAAGCCCTTTATTGTGCCGACGGAGTGGCCCCGCTACCGGGCGTTTGACTACGGACTTGATATGTTCGCCTGTTACTGGTTTGCCATTGACTTTGACGACCGGGTGTGGGTGTACCGGGAGTATTGCGAGAGCGGCCTGATTGTGTCCGAGGCAGCGGCGGCCATGCGTCGGCTGACCCCGCCGGAGGAGCAGATTCAGTTTACTGTTGCCCCGCCGGACATGTGGAGCACCCAGAAGGACACGGGGCGCACCATGGCCGAGATTTTCATGGAGAACGGCATCGGGATTGTCCGGGCCTCCAGCCAGCGGGTGCAGGGCTGGATGGTGGTGAAGGAGTTCCTGAAGGAGCGACCGGACGGACGCCCGGGGATGCTCTTCACCGAGGACTGCCCTCGGATGATCCGGGATTTGCCCGCCCTCCAGCACGACGAAAAGAACCCCTCGGACTGCGCCAAAGAGCCCCACGAGATTACCCACAGTCCCGACGCCCTGCGCTATGGGCTGATCTACCGGACGATGGGGGCACGGCTGGAGCCGGTGCGGCCGGAGCGGGACGATGTGGACTATGTGGAGGAGTACGACGACTACATGACCGGCGGAGAGGCCGCCGACGGATATCTGAGCTACGGAGGATAAGGACATGAACAAGCTGATTTCGCTTGCCCTGCACGTGGGGCGGCTGGAGGCCCGCCTGGAGGCTCTGGAGAAACGGCTGGAGCGGGAACCGCCCGCGCCGGAGGTGCACGTGGAGCTGGGACATGCGGCCACGGGGGCCGACCCGAAGGCGGAGGAGGACGCACGCCAGGCGGAGCGGCTGTTGCAGGAGGGCATTGACAATATCATGGGCTATCAGTGGCCGCCCCGGCGGGAGGGTGAGTGATGGCAAAGAAGGAAATCACCCCCGAGTCCGTGTGGAACGAGTACGAGACGGCCTGCAACTTCAAGGCCGGGCTCAATCTGTATGACAATGTGCGGGCCAACGAGAACTTTTACATCGGGAAGCAGTGGGAGGGAGTGCAGTCCAACGGCCTTCCTACCCCCGTGTTCAACTTCATCAAGCGGATCATCCTCTATGTGGTGGCCTCTACAGCCACGGACAATCTCAAAATGGCGGCGTCGCCTCTGTCCTCCTCCGGCATGGCGGCCCTGGGGGATCTGGAACAGCTGACGGATGTGGTCAACGCCCAGTTTGAGGCCCTGTTTGAGCAAAATAAGCTAGGGAAACAGACCCGCGAGTTCATGCGCAACGCCGCAGTAGACGGAGACGCCTGCATTTACGTTTGGTTTGACCCCGATGCGGAGACCGGGCAGACGGCGAAGGGCACCATCCGCACAGAAATTTTGGAAAATACCCGCGTGTCCTTCGGTAACCCCACAAACCGGGATGTGCAGAGCCAGCCCTATCTTCTGATCTCCCGCCGGGAGCTGCTGGACGAGGTAAAGGAGCAGGCCAGGGCGCAGGGCGGCGCGGCGGAGGACATCTTATCGGACTGCGACGAGACCGGCGACCGCTTTGACGCTATGACCGACGGAAAGGTGACCACCATCACCCGCTTCTGGAAAGATGGGGGAACCGTCCGCGCCATCAAGACCACCAAGGACGCGGTGGTGCGCAGCCAGTGGGACACGGGGATGCAGCTCTATCCCATTGTTTGGATGAATTGGGACTACGTGCAGAACTGTTATCACGGCCAGGCGGCGGTGACCGGGCTGATTCCAAACCAGATCTTCGTGAACAAGATGTTTGCCATGACGATGATCTCCCTCATGACCACCGCCTATCCGAAGATTGTATACGACAAGACCCGGATTGCCCGGTGGGACTCCGGGGTGGGGAAGGCCATCCCGGTCAACGGCGGAGACGTGACCAACGTGGCCCGTGCCATCGACCCGGCGGCCATCTCGCCCCAGGTGAGCCAGTTTATCGAGCTTGCCATCTCCCTAACCAAGGAGTTTATGGGGGCCACAGACGCGGCCCTGGGCGATACCAGGCCGGACAACACCTCCGCCATCATCGCCTTGCAGAAAGCCTCCTCGGTGCCCATGGAGCTAACCAAGCAGAATTTCTTCCAGTGCGTTGAGGATTTGGGGCGTATCTGGCTGGATCAGATGCGGGCCTACTATGGGGTTCGCTATGTGGACTTGAAACCAACCGAGGAAGAGAAGCAGGAGATGCTCTACCTGGGGCAGGTGCCGGACGACAAGCCGCGGCCCACGGAGTTTGACTTCTCCCTGCTCAACCAGGTGCCGTTGTCCATTAAGCTGGACGTGGGCGGCTCGGCCTACTGGAGTGAGATTGCGCAGATGCAGACCCTGGACAATCTCCTGATGAACGGCCAGATTAACGTGGTGGACTACCTGGAGCGGGTGCCCAACGGCTACATCTCCAACCAGCAGGAGCTGATTCAGACCCTGCGGGAGCGGATGGGGATGGTTCAGCCAGCCATGCAGGGGCAGACGGGAGCCGTACAGGCTGGGCAGGGTAACACAATCGACCTGGCGGCGGGTTCCGGCTACGGGAACCTACAGAGGGCCATCAATCAGACCGGCATGGAGGGAATGGACCTCTCCCAGATACGGGTATAGCGGCGGACCAGCCGTGACCAAATAAAAGCCGCCCAGACCAGGGCGGGAAGGAGCGAAGCAATATGGACGAGACCATGGAGACCGTGCAGGGCGACATTGAATCCGCCTGGAGCGCGGAGGACACGGCGGGCGAAGCAGAGGGGACGGAGGCGGCGGCTGCGGCAGACCAGCCGAAGGGCGGCGAGGAAACCCCTCCTGCGGAACCAAAAGCGCCGGATGCGCCGGTAGCGCAGCCGGAGCTGTTTACCCTCAAGAACCGGGACGAGACCCGCCAGGTGACCCGTGACGAGCTGGTCGCCATGGCGCAGAAGGGGTGGGACTACGACCATGTGCGGCAGGAGCGAGACCAGCTCCGGCAGTACCGACAGGAAGCGGATCCCGCCCTGGAGCTGGTGAAATCCTACGCCCAGCGCAACGGTATGTCGGTTGGCGATTACCTGGACTATTGCAGAAAGCAGGAGCTCATCGCAACCGGCATGAACGAGCAGGACGCGGCAGCCAGGGTGAGCATGGAAAAGGAACGGGCCGACCTTGCGCGGCAGCGGGCCGAAATCCAGGCGTATCAAGACCAGCAAAACAGCGTTCTGAAGCATGCTCAGCAGCAGGCCCAGGCCCGGAAGCAGGACATTGAGGCGTTCTATCAGTCATACCCCGGCGTAGATCCCAAGAGCATTCCGCCCGAGGTGTGGGGCGCGGTGCGCGGGGGCGACACGCTCACAAATGCGTACACCCGCTGGGAGAACAAGCGCCTCCAGGCCGAGCTGGCCGCTGAGCGGCAGAACAAGGCCAACCGGGACAAGACCCCCGGCAGCCTGGGCGGGGACACCGCAGACGACAACGCCGGCCTAATCTCCAAATACTGGGACGAGGTAGATTAATGAAAAGAGCCCAAGAGGCCGAACCGGAGACGGTGAGGCCCATCCCTCCGCCCGGTTCGGTGAGGGCGGAAAGGAAGTATTATGGCAATCAATTTAGCGGAAGCCTTCTCCAAGAAGGTAGCCGAGGCATTCAAGCAGGACTCTCTGACCGACAGCGCCACCGGCCACGACTACTCCTTCTCCGGCACCCGCACGGTGCGGGTGTGGAGCGTGGACACCGTGCCCCTGGTGGACTACCAGCGCACCGGTTCCAACCGGTACGGCACCCCCGTGGAGCTGGGTGATACCGTCCAGGAGATGACCATGCGGGACGAGAAGTCCTGGACGTTCACCATCGACAAGGGCAACCAGTCCGACCAGTACAACATCAAGGGAGCCACCCGCGCCGCCAAGCGGCAGATTGAGCAGCAGGTCATTCCCTATGTGGACAAGTACCGCTTCCGCGAGTGGTGCACCAATGCGGGTATTATTGAGGGCCTGTCTGCTGCGCCGACCAAGGGCGACATTGTGGACGCGATCTTCGACGCTGGCGCGGCCATGTCCGACCGGCTGGTTCCCTGGAGCAACCGCACCCTCTACATCCCCAACGAGTATTTCAAGCTGCTGGCCCTGTCTGACCAGTTCATCTCCATCGAGGCCCTGGGCAAGAAGTCCGTCAGCAAGGGCGAGGTGGGAGAGATTGACAATATGGTAGTCAAGCGGGTGCCCGCCTCCTATCTGCCCGCCGGGGTGTACTTCCTGGTGAAGTACAAGGGCTCCACGGTAGACCCGGTGAAGCTGAACGACATGAAGATCCACCAGGATCCGCCCGGCATCGGCGGCAATCTGCTGGAGGGGCGCATCTATCACGACTCCTTCGTGCTGGGTACCAAGGCCAACGGACTGTACGTGGCCGGAGCATCTGGCAGTGTGACGGCGGCTCCCACCATTAAGGACACCACCGGCACTGTGACCATCACCAAGAAGGGCACCTGCAAGTACACCGTGGACGGCACCGACCCCCGCTATTCCGCTACGGCGCAGGTGTATTCCAACACGTTCAGCGCGGAGAAGGGCGTTGTGGTCAAGGCCGTGGACGTGGAGACCGGCAAGTTCCCCTCCGCGGTGGCCAGCTACACCGTGGTAGGCGCCGGCGGTTAAGCAGAAAGGGCCCGGGCGGGGCTTCAGCCCCGCCCGACTGCCAACAGAGAGGAGGAAGAACGGCGTGGCAACGACCGCCCAATGGATTTTTGAAAAGGCCATGAACCTGATGGACGAGGTGAACGAGTCCACTGGTGCCACCGACACGGCGGATACCCGCGAGTATAAAAACCGCACAATCCCCATTCTCAACATACTGCGGGTGGAGTGTTTTCCGGCCTCGGACACCTACCGGGTGACGGAGCCGGGCAAGCGGCCTATCTGCCCGGAGATTGCGGACTTTGACACCCCGATCGGGCTGGACGACGGTATTTGCCAGGGCGTTCTTCCCTATGGGCTGGCGGCCCATCTGCTGCTGGATGAAAATCCGGACGTGGCCGCCTACTTCAACCAGAGGTATGACGAGCTGCTGGAGGAGTACCGCAGTGCGATTCCGGCGCAGGCGGAGGACATCGAGACCATGTACGGCGGGATTGAGTACGGATGCTTCGGGAGGTGGTGACGTGGCGAACATTGTCAGCACCAGTGAGACCAAAATCTATCAGATTAAGAAGTGGCTTGGCCTGAATGAGTCTCCCGACGGGGATACCCATATGAAAATGGGAGAGGCCGCCGAGATGCGCAATTTCCGCATTACCGCCGAAAACCACTTGCAGATCCGGCCCGGCTACGGCCCCTTGGCGGAGCTGTCCCCCGGGAACCCGGTACGAGGGATGTGGAGCGGCTACATCGCGGGGAAGCACCATGTTCTGGCGGCCTGCGGCGGACACCTGTGGGACTTGGATCTGGAGGAGCGCACGGCGGCGGACAAGGGGGCCATCCACGACAGCCAGACCTCCATGTTTGGGTTTTCCGACAAGCTCTATATCCTCACCGGCACGGAATACTATTCCTGGGACGGTGAGGGGGCCCCGGCGGCGGTGGAGGGATACATACCCATTGTCACTACTGCGGCCCCGCCCACTGGCGGCGGCACGCTTCTGGAGCCGATGAATCTGCTGACAGGGAAGAAGAGGGCGGAGTATTCCCCGGATGGCGAGGCCAAGGAGTTCCAGCTCCCTGAGAACAAGCTGGACGAGGTCATCTCGGTGGAGGGCACCGAGATCAAGTATACGGCAGACCTGGAAAAGGGAAAGGTGACCTTCGACTCTGCGCCGCCAAAGGGTGTTAACACAATTACCTTTACATGGCGGAAGGGCACGGGAGAGCGGGCCAAGGTAACCGGAATGCGGTTTGCAGAGCTCTACAACGGCGAATCGGACAGCCGGGCATTCTTGTATGGAGACGGCACCAACGAGGCGATTTTCTCCGGCCTGGACGAGAACGGGCAGGCGTCGGCAGAGTATTTCCCGCAGTACAACACGGTGGCGGTGGACAGCGCCAATACACCCATTACCGCTATGATACGCCACTATGACCGCCTACTGATCTTCAAAACAGACTCGGCCTACTCCTGTTCGTACTCCACCCTTACCCTGGGGGACGGCAGTGTGTCGGCGGCGTTCTACACTTCGTCGCTGAACCGCTCCATCGGAAACGCGGCACCGGGCCAGGCAAAGCTGGTGGACAACAACGCCCGCACAGTCTACGGGCGTTCGGTCTACGAGTGGTCACTGGCGGCCAACTCCGTCCGCGACGAGCGCAATGCCAAGCGGGTCTCCGATAAGGTGGCAGCCACCCTGGGAGCGTTTGATCTGGCGCAGGCCATTTGCTTTGACGACGAGTGGAACCAGGAATATTACATTTTCTACGGCGGGCAGGCCATCGTCAACAACTACCAAAATAATTCCTGGTACTTTTACGACAATCTTCCGGTAAACGCCGTGGTGGCCGTGGAGGGCACGCTCTATTTCGGGACGCTAGATGGCCGGATCATGGAGTTCTCCAGGGAGTACCGGAATGACAACCTTGAGGACATCAACGCATACTGGGAGAGCGGTTCCATGGATTTTGACCTGGATTGGAGGCGTAAATACTCCTCCACCGTCTGGACAGCCATGAAGCCGGAGAGCCAGGCCATTGTGACGCTGACGGCGGAGTCCAACGTCAAGTCGGAGTACCCGGACAAGATTGTCTCCGCCGGTCTGGCGACCTTCCTGAACATGAGCTTTGAGCACTGGAGTTTCGGCACCAACCGGAAGCCGCAGCTCATTCGCTCCAAGCTGAAGGTGAAGAAGGTAACCTACTACAAGCTCATTATCCGCAGCAAGTCTGCCTCCGCCACGGCGACCGTGCTTTCCGTGGATTTGCAGGTGCGCTACACCGGAAACGTGAAATGAGGTGCTTTTGTGGCAATCACACCTTTTGAAAAGGACATTGAGATCATCCAGAAGCTGGACGACGAACCCAACGACGTACAGGGCCTTACCCCGGAGGAGCTGAAAAAGCGATTCGATCAGGCGGCTATCTGGCTCAAAGAGTACATCAACGGGACGCTGATCCCCGCCATTACCGGGGACGGCGGCACCGGCGGCGCGTCCAACATTGGCGCGGCGGTGGATGACTTCCCCGGCGAGACAGTGCAGGAGGTGCTGGACGCCTTCAACGACGCGCTGACCGACCGCTATACTAAGTCTGAGACAAACAGCTACGTGGGCCAGGAGACGGAAAACCTGGTGGAGACCGTGCATGTGGATCTGACCACCGGAGTGATTACCGTCACCAAGAAGGACGGCTCCAAGGAGACCTTCGACACGGCGCTGGAGAAGGTGCCTGCCACCATGGCCCTGGTGGACGAGGAGAGCGGCACCTATCTGGTGATCACCAACGTGGACGGCAGCCAGACCAAGACGGATGTTTCCAAGCTGATCGACACCTACACCTTCCAGAACTCCGCCGAGGTGGCCTTTTCCGTGGATGGGAGCGGGAACAATAAAACGGTGACGGCCTCCATCCGCCCCGCCTCCATCGGCCTGGATCGCTTTACTCTGGAGGTTACACAGAAGCTGGAGCAGTACAACGCCACCAGCAAGGCCAACGCCGACGCGGCGGCGGCCTCCGCCCAGGCGGCCAAGGCCAGCGAGACCAACGCGAAGGGGAGCGAGACGGCGGCGTCCGGGAGTGCGTCCCAGTCTGCACAGAGCGCCGGAGCGGCATCCGGCAGCGCATCCCAGGCCGCGCAGAGTGCAGGGGCAGCGGCGGCCAGTGCGGAGAGCGCACAGAGCAATGCGGCCCAGGCGCTGGCGGCGAAGAACGCGGCGGAGGCCAGCGCTACACTCTCTCAAAGCTGGACTGAGGGTGGCACTGGAATCCGGGAGGGTGAGAATACCAATAACGCCAAATACTGGGCGGGTGTAGCGCAGGGCGCGGCAGGCGGCGGTGTGACGACCTTCAACGGACGCAGCGGAGCCGTGGTTCCCGCCGATGGAGACTATACCGCGAAAATGGTAGGGGCGAGGCCGGAAAGCTGGATACCGTCGGCGGCAGATACCGGGGCGGTTCCCATCACCGAGAAGGGCGCGCCCAATGGGGTGGCGACGCTGGGGCAGGACGGGAAGCTGGTGCAGGACGTGGACGGGGGGAACTGGGACACAGACCCGGTGGAGACCCACAACGGCGCGGCCCTGGCCCACACCAACCTGCGGGTGGACGGGAACAGCGTAGCGGCGGCGGATGGCTCCACTACGCTGGAGGAGCACATGCGCAATCCCATGGCCCACCAGAATCTTGTGATTGACGGCAACGCCGGGAAATAAATCAAAAAAACAGGAAGGATGAATGAACATGGCGAAAATCCAGATCAAGAGAGGTCTACAGGAAGCGGTGGCCCGCCTGGAGCTGGCGGAGGGCGAGCTGGCGGTGGCCCTGGACACCGGCAACGTCTATGTGGGCACGACCTCCGGCAAGGTGCACATTAACCCCACCGGCGGCACGGCGGACACGGCGGAACGGCTGAAAACGCCTCGGGCGTTCAGTATTTCCGGGGATGGTACGGCTCAAGCGGTGAATTTTGACGGTGCGCAAAATGTGGAGCTCCAGCTCGTGCTGGCGGCCCTGTCCGGGCTCAAGGCCGGGACGTACACCAAGGTCACGGTCAACACCAAGGGCCAGGTGACCGCCGGGCAGACACTGGAGGTCTCCGATATCCCCAGCATCCCCAGCTCCAAGGTCACCGGCCTGGGCACAGCGGCGGCGGCCAACACCGGAGCAGAGGAGGGCAACGTGCCCATGGTGCAGGCGGGCGGGAAGCTGCTGGCCTCCCTGCTGCCCGACCTGTCCGGCACCTATGTGCCCGTCACCACCACCATCAACGGCAAGCCCCTGAGCGGGAATGTCACCCTGGCTGCCGGAGACGTGGGTGCCGTCCCAGCCGCCGAAAAGGGCGCGGCCAACGGCGTCGCCACCCTGGGGAGTGACGGCAAGGTGCCAGCCGCCCAGCTCCCCGGCTATGTGGACGATGTGCTGGAGTTTGAGAACCGGGCGGCCTTCCCGGAGGAGGGCGAGGACGGCAAGATCTATGTGGCCGAGGATACCAACCTGACCTACCGCTGGAGCGGCACGCAGTATGTGGAGATCTCCTCCTCCCTGGCCCTGGGCGAGACCTCCAGCACCGCCTACCCCGGCGACAAGGGCAAGGCGGCCTACGACCACAGCCAGATCAAGACGGGCAACCCACACGGCACCACCGCCGCCGACGTGGGCGCGGCTCCGGCGGCCCACACAGGCGTGGCCGCGTCCGCCAGCCAGCTCGGCCACGTCAAGCCGGGTACGGAGTTCAAGGTGGGCGGAGACGGCAGCCTGTCCCTGAGCACCGTGGACGGCGGGACATTTGAGTGAGGAGGTGACGGCATCATGCCGAAAATCCAAATAAAACGGGGCAGCAAGGCCAAGCTGCCCACCCTGGCCCCCGGGGAGTTCGGGCTGGCGACAGACGCCGGGGAGCTCTACATCGGCGGCGCGGGTAAAAACCTGCATATCCCGGTTCTGGGCGACGACGGGACGCTGCCCCCCTCGGAGCTGCCGCCGATGGACTATGACCCGGCGGGCAGCGCGGCGGCGGTGCAGAAGGCCCTGAGCGCCCACACCGGGAACAAGAACAACCCCCACGCCGTCACGGCAGAGCAGGTGGGGGCCTCCCGTGCGGTCAAGGGCACCTATCCCATCGCAGAGGGCCAGAGCATCCAGGCGGGCGATGTGGTGGATGTGGTGGAAGGGAAGGCGCAGAAGACCCTCACGCCGGTGGCAAATGTGGAGACGGTGGTGAATGCGGGTGCAGTAGACTGTATGGCCGCATGCGATTTAAATTCGGAATATGCAGTTGTTGCAGAGGCCGCCAGTAGTGGAAACAACCATGATGCTCACCTTATAAGCAAGAAAACCGGGGAAAATGTAAGTGAAGCGGTCTATTTTAACGAGAAAACGATATCTTCACTTTCCCTCGCCCGCCTGAGCGACACGCAGTTTGTGGTGGGGTGGTCAACTTCTAATGGAGGCTACATTAGGATCGGGAGTGTATCTGGAGGCTCTATCTCTTTTGGGGCACAAAAGGCGATTGGGGAAGGGGCAGAATATCATGTTTACGGATTTTCCGCCATTGCGCTTGGGCTTATGGTTGTAATTGCAGATTCATCCCCCGGAGCCCTGATAGATGCATCTGTATACCAATATGAAGGGAATACGATTGGGAGCAAAGTATCTAGTGGTAGCGTTTCCGCATGGGCGGATATTGCCTCCACAACAACATTACCGGATGATTCTTCGGGGAAGCATCGAGTTTGTATGTGCTTCTCTGCCAGCAACGACGGAAACAAGGGCAAGGCCGTCATCGCCACCATCGACAGCGCCAATCAGGTGACGTGGGGCGATGTGGCGGTATTCAATGACACTTATACAGTAAAGCCGAGGTGTGCATCAAACCAAAAAGGAAATGTTGTCATATCTTATTACTCAAGCAGCCCTGTAGGGGTCGCGGCGAGGACATGCATCGTATCTGGCAACACTATCATTCCACGATTCGCTCCATTACAAATTACAAGTACATCAGGTGTGATTGAGAATACAATCGCACAGATTCCAGGAGCTTGTGTTGTCTCATGTGAAAACGGAAATGCGTACCTCCTGCTTAATGAAGGAAGTGAATTATCGCTTGCTGCAACCTACAAATTTTTGCACTCAAGCGGCACATCTAAATCGTTAGATATTACGGCAATAGCCAATAAGCAAGTGCTGCTTTGTTATTCTGCTGCAGGTAACTCTGGTTACGGAACCTCCACCATCTTGAACGTCATGGGCAACCAGATCGCGGGCAGCTTTATGGACGGGAGCCAAGATGCTATCGCCCTCCAGAGCGGCACAGCCGGACAGAGCATCGAGGTCGTCTACTCCGGCACCGTGGCGGCGGACTGGGTGACGGAGGGACAGGTCGTTGACAGCCCAGGCGTGTACGGCGCGGGGGTGATGTCCGGGGTGCTACAGGCGTGGAGTAAGGATAGGCCGGTAGACACAAAAATAGTCACAGGCAGCTATATCGGAACAGGGACATATGGGGCGAAAAATCCGAACAGTATAACGTTTGACTTCGCTCCAATTTTGTTTTGGGTGGTTAAATATCGGGTAGAGGGCAATACATATTTTGCGCAAGAAGAGAATGAAAGCCCGATGATATACACACCAATTCTTTCCGAAAATTATACAGAAGGTGGAGGATTTTATAACGATTCGGCGGCCAGTAGAAGCTATGCGAAAGTTGCGGATAATGGCAAGACGATAATCTGGTACCACGCGGACAATGCAAGTAAACAACTGAATAGCAGTGGGTATGCTTATTACTATATCGCCATCGGCTAAAAGGAGACCACCTATGACTATCATCCAAATTGACCCGCTGGAGACCGGCCAGCACCCGATCCAGAGGCAGAGCGGGCGGCGCGCCTGCTGGCTGGAGGGCTACATAGAGGTGCCCGTCCACCTGGAAGCCGCCGTGTGGGCCACCCTGGGTTGGTGCGACCTCCAGATTGAGGAGGGCAGGCTGGTGGGTATCACGCCTACTGAGCGGCCTCCAGAGCCGGAGCCGGAGCCCCAGCCGCCCTCTGAGGAGGACATCACCTTGGACATGCTGGCCGAGCACGAGGCGCGGCTGTGTATGCTGGAGCTGACCACCACCACATGAGAAAGGAGACGCCATGACAACCGTATACAACCTCTGCAAGCTGCTCATTGAACGGGGCCGCACCGACGGCCTCCAGGACAAGATGGATGTCTATCTCGCCGCCGACCGGCTCACCCCGGAGGAGTACCAGGAGCTGGCCGGGCTGCTGGCCCCGGAACAGTAATCAACGGCGAAACCGCCGGATAAAAGAAAGGAAGCTTATTATGAAAAACATCAACTGGAATGAGCTCACCCCCGCCTGCTACGCGATCGCCAACGCTAACGATGTAGATCTTGGCGTAGGCGGCAGCATGGTGCAGAACAACATTCGACACAGTAAGGCGGTGGACATCGGCGCGGAAAATCTGCCTGTAGCTTTCCGGCCTGACTGGGATGCCCTGGGCGCTGGTGCAGATCTGGCCGAGGAGAATGACGCGTTTAACGCCTGGATCAGAAAGCGTCAGGCTAACGTTAAGGCCCTGGCTGCCCTGTGGAATGCAAAGGACTATCAGGGCATGGTTGAGCTGATGGAGCACGCCGCCGACCCCGGCCCCATCAACGGCGAGAAGCCCAGCGACCATGAGTAAGCTCATTACATACATCCCGCTCTCGTCCGTGGAGCGGATTGAGCTGAGAGTCACCAACTGCCGCAAGACGCTCTCTCAGGTCAAGGCTGAAACAAAGGCTCATTACGTGCTCAATGGCGGCATGTGGAACCCAGACGGCACCCCCTGCCCGCTGCTCAAGGTGGGTAGGGTAATGCGCTCCGGCACGCCCTGGAGGGCGATGGGCTACGCCTGGGATAAGGGCCCAGACATCCACATGACCTCCGAGTACGGGGGAGCGGATAACTTTATTGCGGTAACCGCCCTTATTTCCTCCGGCGAGCCAGTGGATAAGCCCTCCTACGGCTCGGCCCAGGGAGGCAAGCGGGGGCGCAGCGCCATTGGCCTGCGTGGTGGCAGTCTGGCCCTCTATTGTTCTGGCGATGGGACCGGAGACGCAGCCACGCCGGAAACTCTGCGGGACGAGCTGGCCGGGCTGGGCTGGGCCTCCGCCGTTATGCTGGATGGGGGCGGCTCCAGCCAGTGCGACTTTGGCGGAGAGCGCATCACCGCCAGCCGCAAGGTGCACAACTGGATTTGCGTGTATCTCAAGCAGGCGGAGCAGACACCGCCGGAAGAGGAGGACAAGCCTATGAGCAAGCACACTGTATGCCTTGACCCCGGACACGGGCCGGGCAACGTCAACGGTTCCCCGGACGGCACCTACAAAGAGTGGGAGTTTACCTGGGACATGGCCCAGCGTATCAAACCGCTTCTGGAGGCCCAAGGGGTGGGCGTGGTGCTCACCAAGACGGCGGACAACTACCCCGGCCTCACGGAGCGGGCCAACATCAGCAATAAGGCAACGCCGGACTGCTTTGTGAGCATTCACACTAACGCTTACGGGGAGGGCGGATGGTCGAGCGCGTCCGGGCTGGAGATCTACACCAGCGCCGGGCCCATGACGGCGCAGCGCAATGTGCTGGCCTCTGACCTGGTCAACGCGTTCCACGCGGCGGGCGTAAGCCTCCGAAGCGAGCCTATCAAGCACAAGATGTATACCGTGCTCGCTAAGACCGACGCCCCCGCCGCACTCATTGAGTATGGCTTCCATACCAACAAGATGGACACGGAGTATCTCAAGGATAGCAAGTACCGGGACAAGCTGGCCGAGGCCACCGCAAAGGGCATCTGCACTTATCTTAACGTGGATTGGAAGAAGGATGAACCTGTGAGCGATTGGGAACAGGAGCGCGACGAAGCGTGGCAGGCCGCGAAAGAGGCCGGTATCCTGGACGGTACCCGACCCGAAGACCCTGTAACCAGACAGGAGCTGGCCGTTGTGCTGGAGCGGCTTGGGCTGCTGGACTGAACCATAACAAAAGAGCCTGAAAGGCCGGTCGGAGGGGTTACCTCTGTCCGGCCTTTCCGCTTTGAAGGGAGATAGAGCTATGGCAAAGACCATCGCCGACTATAAGAAAGACTACGAGGACGCCCGCCAGCGGGGCGACGCCGCCGGTATGCAGGCCGCCAACGACGGTGCAAACGCCATCCGGCGTCAGCAGGGCGTGGCGGAGCAGCACGCCACGGCGGATATCAACAAGATCGCCAACCAGAGCAGGCCCAGCTCTTCCGGCTCCGGCTCCAGGCCGCCATCCGGTTCTTCTTCCAAGCCGAAGGGCAACAGTGCATCCGGAGTCAATGTCAATACGGGCTGGCAGCAGACGATCCGAGACCAGATGAACGACAACTCCAACGCCTGGCACACGGCGAGCCCGGAGGAGAAGGCCAGGCTGGAGGAGGAAAACCGTCAGCTGGCATCGCAGCTCAACCAGAACGGCGGAAACGTGAGTTTTAACCCCGGGACTGGCACCTGGAGCGGTACGGCTGGCGCGATCACGACTCCGCAGCTCCCTCAAGTTGAGGACTATTCCAATTATCTGGAGGAGATGTACGCGGCGCAGAAACGGGCCGCTTTGGCGCAGATTAATAACGCCTACCAGCAGAACGTCAATGCAATCAACCGGGCGGGGGAGGGTGTGGACACCCGGTATCAGAACGCCCGGAACCAGGCGGCAGGGGCCAGTGAGCTGGCGGCTCGTAACTTCAATGAGTATGCGGCGGCGGCTGGGTTGAACTCCGGCGCGGGCGGTCAGGCCGAGCTGGCCCGCAACGTGGCTTTGCAGAACAACCTGAACGACCTGAGTACAGCGGAAGCGCAGACCTACGCAGACCTGGAACAGCAGATGGCGAACGCCGAGGTGGAGTACAACAACGCCATCGCGGAGGCGGAGGCCAACGGCGATGCCGCTCTGGCGGCGGCCTTGTATCAGGAAAAGGTGCGTGTCCAGCAGGCAAACATGGAGGCTCTGATGCAGCAGTATCAGATGGATCTCCAGAATCAGCAGCTCCAATATCAGCAGCAGCAGGATGCAGCCAGTTCGGCTCTGGCCGAGCGCCAGCAGATGGCCCAGTACGGGAACACTTTTCTGGAGATGGGGCTTATGCCCTCTCAGGAGATGCTGGACGCCATGGGCATTACGGCGGCGGACGCGCAGGCGTATATTAATCAGCTTTCGCTCCAGGCATCCCTCGCAGCCGCTGGCGGAAGGAGCGGGAGTTCCGGCAGAGTCACTGGAGAAACTACCGGCAGTGACACCGTTGAGAAAGTATCTGCCCCAATCTCCAACGCAGGAGGCTCGGTTGGTGGCAACCAGGTGCAGGGGAACAATTCAGAATGGAGTGGAATTGACATGGACAGCGTGACGGCGCTCGGCTATGGACCGGTCAGCAGGGCCTACCTGGAACAGATGGTGGATAGTGGTCAGGTAGAAGCATATCAAGATCCTGCTACCGGGCTGATCAAATTCCGGCGCGGAACCACTTCGACAGTCCCTTCCCGGCCCAGTTTCGGTAATATTCAGTCCTTGATTTAGAGGTGCCCTTATGGCGAAGCTGTCAGAGCTGCAATCCAAGGTAACAGGGAGCGCAATCAATGTTGACCCGCTTGGGAAAAAGCGGCCGACAACGCAGACGGTTTTTAACACCTTGCAGCAGAGTGTATCACAGAGCGCTGCCCCGTCTCCACGTATCAGTAAAACCACAGCTCCCTCCTCTTTGCCGGAGAGCAAGGGAAAGAAGGTCACACTTCCGACGGTTAAGCAGAAAACCAACCCCCTGACCACCCCAGCCAAGAGTGGATTTTTTGAAGGTCTCAGTATTTTGCCTTCTTCTCCAGATGAACTCATTAGCCCATATGCATGGGGACGGGCTGGTACGGCTCTTTTAGGGGCGGCAGAAGGGGTTACAGACTTCATCGGCAGTGGCTTCTATAAGGGAGTGCAGGGGATTAGTTCTCTTGGTGGCCTGGCTCCCAACCCGGTATCAGAGTGGGCCGGGCGAAACGCCGATGCTTTTTTAAATAATAGTATAACGCAAGACCTGGAGCAGAAACTGGTGGAGAAGTACCATCCCAGCCAGGGTGCGCAGAACGTGACGGGCATCGGGCAGACCGTAGTACAGATGCTCCCCGGCATTGGCGCGTCCAAAATCGTGTCCGCCGCGGGGAAGGGGCTCAACGCCGCCCAGGCGATTTCCCGCGGGGAGAACGTGGGCCGGGCGCTGTTCGGCCTCCAGGCGGCGGGCAACGCGGCCAGCCAGGCCAAAGCGGAGGGGGCGACATCCGGGCAGGCCCTGGCCTTCGGCGCGGCCTCCGGGGCCCTGGAGACCGCCATTGAGGGCATCGCGGGCGGCATCCCCGGCCTGGGCGGCGGCAAGGTGGAGCAGATTGCCGAGGCAGTCAAGGCCAGCCCCCTGGTCAGCCGGGCCCTGGATATCGCAGGCGAGGGCGGCGAGGAGGCGCTTTCCACCGTTCTCACCCCTTATTTGCAGCGGGCCATTTATGACCCGGACGCCCCCAACGCCACACCGGAGGAGATTGCGCAGAGTGCCATCATGGGCGCGGTGGCCGCCGGAGTGCTCCAGGGCGGCCTAGAGCTGCCGGGGGCGATTTCTAATGCGGCGTCCGACATCAGAACCACCCGGATGGCTATCGGGAGCAAAGAGGACATTGCCCAGAGAGCCACCGCCAATATCCAGGCGGGTCAGAACATGGCCCGGTATTCCAGCGGAAATCCGCTGGCCGTTACCTTACCGACGGTCGAAGAGGCCAAAAGTGGCCTCTTCCTGCCCGGTTCCCCCGCCTATCAGCAGGCGGATAACCGCATGCCGGGCGAGCAGGTTATCCGGGCGGAACTTCCTGGAGCTGGGCAGAAAAATGCAGATGTGGAACCTCTTGTTTCAATAGATAATATACGCCGGTATCAATCTGCAATCGACGGCGTTTTTATGGGCACGCTTCCTACTGGCGCCGATATCGTGCTCGGGCAGACGCCATCCATTCTCGCTGAGTATGGAGCGCCTGCGCTTGATCTGCACATGCGGCAAAGCGTCGCAAGGAAAATTGCATATCCATCCGGATATATGGGTGGAAAGCATAATCTTGGGCTATCAGCGCTTAAAAATCTCCCTTATCAACTTGCAGACCCCATTGCAATTATAGAGAACCCGCAAAGCAATTCGAGAGGTCTTGCGAGTAAGATCGTTCTTACAGAATGGAACGATTTGGGCGGAAAACCTGTTATTATTCCGATCCACCTAAATGCACAGGGTGCAATTGATGTTCAAAACGATGTTGCATCTGCATTTGGGGCGGATTATATCCAAAGAATCATTGGTAATAATGGCGAAAATGTGCTGTATACAAAAAATAACGAGGACATTTATCAGCTTCTTTCCAAAGGGCGTCCAGTGCCCCAGGCGATGGCTGATGATGTCCTCGCTAGAAACAGTATACCCCCAGCCGGGCAGGATGTCAACCTACAGCAGGGCGATCGCGGTGAAACACAGGATACGCCCAGGGAGGGGCCTGGGCCTGCCTTTGAGATAGGCCCGGAGAGTTCCGTCGGCGCAGCTCGGAAGGGCTTCGACCCCTGGTCGGAGTTCCAGGGCACCAAGAGCGAGTTCTTCCCCGAAGGGGCCAACGCGGCCCGCCCGGTGGACGTGCCCACCACAGACCCGCAGGGGCGGCCCATCCGCAAGACCGCCTCCACCGCCATGGGGGCAAAGGCTATTCCCGACGAGGCGGTGGGCGACATTCAGAACATGGTGCTGCGCGGGGAGCTGTCCTATGACCGAGTGAGTGACAGGGCTTCCATTGACCGGGCCGTGAAAACCATTGAGATGAAGGGATATCAGCGGGCGCTGGAGGAGTTCTCCACCCAGGTGCGCAAGGGCTTAGTTTCCAAGGACATTGCCACCCTGGGGCAGCAGCTTCTGGTCAATGCAGCCAACGCGGGAGACGGGAAGGCCACGGCGGAGCTGCTTTCCCTCTACGCGCAGATGGAGACCACCGCCGGGCAGGCGGTACAGGCGGCCTCCATCCTGCGCAAGCTGGCCCCCAGTGACCAGCTCTACGCCGCCCAGCACGTGGTAATTGAGCTGGAAAAGACCATCCAGAAAAACTATAAGGATCTGGAGATCACCATCGACCCGGCGTTGATTGAGGAGTTCAACCAGCAGACCGACCAGACGGGCCGGGACGCAGTGCTGGATAAAATCAAGGATAACGTGGCCGCCCAGGTGCCCGCTACATGGCAGGACAAGTGGAACGCCTGGCGGTACATGGCAATGCTCTTTAACCCCAGGACGCATATCCGAAACATCGTAGGCAACGTCGGATTTCAGCCGCTGCGCTGGACAAAAGACCGGGTGGCGGCGGCCATCGAGGCGGGAGTCTCCAAGGCCAGCGGTGGAAAGCTGGAGCGCACCAAATCGTTCGCGGCCAACCCGGCGCTCTACAAGGCGGCGTGGGCGGACTGGACAAATGTGCAGGACGTGCTTTCCGGGAATAAGTATGACGACATCAGGAGCGACATCAACAGCCGCCGGAGGATTTTCAAGACACTGCCGCTGGAGGCGGCCCGGAAAGGGAACTCCGCCGCGCTGGAGTTTGAGGACGCCATTTTCAAGCGCATCACCTATGCCGACGCCCTGGCCGGATACCTCCAGGCAAACGGCGTGACGGCAGAGCAGATGCGGAACAACACGGTGGACGCGCAGCTTCTCAGCCGGGCGCGGGACTACGCAGGGCAGGAAGCGCTAAAGGCAACCTATCAAGACCGAAACGCGGTGTCGGATTTTGTCTCCACTCGATATCAGGGCAAAGGGAGAAAGGTTGTAAACTCTGCGATAGACGCAGTGCTTCCGTTCCGACGTACCCCAGCCAACATCCTTGTGAGGGGCCTGGAGTACAGCCCGGCGGGGCTGGCTAAGGCACTGAGCTATGATCTGGTGAAGGTGAAGAAGGGTGAGATGACGGGAGCGGAAGCCATCGACCACATTGCCGCCGGGCTGACCGGCTCGGGTCTCATGGCACTGGGCGCATATCTGTTCGCCCAGGGGATTGTCACCAGCGGCGGCGGAGATGACGAGGGGCAGGACACCATAAACGATCTGACGGGTGTTCAGAATTACGCGCTGAACCTCCCCAGCGGCGGGAACGTCACGCTGGACTGGCTGGCCCCGGAGGCACTGCCCTTCTTCATGGGCGTGGAGCTGATGGACTCCATGGGACAGGGGGGAAACACGGCGGAGAGCATTTCCACCGCCCTGAAGTCCATCTCCGACCCCATGCTGGAGCTGTCCATGCTCCAGTCCCTCAACGATGTAATTGACAGTGTTTCCTTCTCGGAGAACAAGCTGGGGGCGTTGGTCTCCTCCGCGCTGGTCAGCTACTTCACGCAGCCAATCCCCACCTTTGGCGGACAGATTGAGCGCTCCGCCGAGGACGTGCGCATGACCACCTACACCGACAAGAACCTGCGGCTGCCCACCGATATCCAGTACGCCATCGGGCGGGCCAGCGCCCGGATTCCAGGCTGGGACTACCAGCAAGTGCCCTATATCGACGCATGGGGGAGAGAGGAGAAGAGCGGGACGCTGCCCATGCGGGCGATGGACAACTTCCTGAATCCGGCCTATACCTCTAGTATGCAGGTGACGGACGTAGACAAAGAGATTCAACGGCTCTACAACCAGACCGGAGACGGCGGCGTGGTGCCGGATCGGCCGCAGAAGTACATCACGGTGGACGGCGAGCGGGTGGATCTGACCGGGGAGCAATATGTGGAGTATGCCACAAAGCGGGGGCAGACCCAGTTTAAGCTTCTGGAGGAATTGCTGGACAGCAGTCTGTACCGAAGCCTGAGTGATGAAGAGAAGTCTCAGGCGGTGAGCAGCGTGTATAACTACGCTGATATGCTAGGGAAGGCTGCGGTCAGTGATTATCAGCCGGAAGATTGGGCGGTGGAGGCCCAAAACGCAAAGAAAGAATTGGGCATTTCGACATCGGAATATCTTCTGCTGCGTGGGCAGTATGGGGGCTCTCTCCTCAGCGGAAAGAAGGTGCGGGAGGCATATCAGGCCGGTATGCCGGCACAGGACTATCTGCACTGGGCCGTCCAGGAAAAGGATACGGACGGAAGTGGAAGGACGAACCAGGCTGAGATCATCGCCGCCATTGAAACTAGTGGATTGAGCCAGGAGGAAAAGGAAGTGCTCTATGCCGTGGAACAGGTATCGGATGCGGGACGCCGGAAATGGGAGCGGGCACGAGACTGGGGCCTGAGTGTTGAGGACTACCAACGATACTACGCTATCTATTCCGGAGACGGAAAGAAGGAGGAAAAGCTGACAGCATTGCAAAGGGCCGGTATGACTGCGGCCCAGGCAAACTATTTCTGGAGCCTTATGAGCAAGAATTAGAAAGGAAGGTACTTACCATGAAAGAACGACTGTCCAGACTGCTGACCGTGAAGTCCATCGTCACCCTTATTCTGACGGTGGTATTTGCTTATCTTTCCGCCAGTGGGATGGTGGGCATCGACCAGTTCCTTACCGTGTTCACCGTTATCATTGCGTTCTACTTCGGAACACAGGCCGAGCGGGCACAGGGGAAGGGGGCGTGACCGATGTCGGAGCACGAGTGCAGCGGGACGGACTGCGCTTCCCTCGTCCGCATCAAGGCACTGGAGAGGACGCTGGAGGACGAGAAGAAGGAGCGCTCACGCTCTCACGAGAAGATCTACAACCGCCTTGGGGCCTTGGAGCGTGGTATGACGGCTGTTACCACCCAGTACAGCCAGATCATTGCACAGCTTGCCACCATGTCCGCTGATATAAACGCCCTGAAAGAGAAGCCGAACAAGCGCTGGGAGACAGTGATCACGGCCATCATCACCGGAGTGGTTGGATTCCTCTTGGCCAGGCTTGGAATGGGGTAAAGGCATGTCAATGGCCCGCGTGCGGTTCCAGGAGCGTTTCTGACCTCAGAAATGAAGCTGGCAATCCAGAAGGCGAACTGGGGCTGATAGCACGAGAAAATGGTGGATGATGTGGCCCACATAAGGGTCATGCTCGACCAATACAGGCTATAAAGAAAGCGCAGGGGTCAACGCCCCTGCGCTTCTTGTTCGGCTTCGACCTGTAGTTTTTGCCAGGCGGCCCGACTGATATTGTAGACGGTTTGACGAGAACACCCTAGCTTGGCGGCGATAACTGGCTTGGATTCTCCGCGCATCAGAGCCAGCAGCACCCTTCGCTCCCGGCTTCGGCGGGGGAACAATTTATAAACCAGAGCAAGAAAGTCCTGGTCCTCATAGGATTGGAGAGCTGCAATGTTCTCCTCGGATGGAATGTCCTCCTCCAACGAGTCATCCGGGTGTATTGAGCGTATGTAATCAATAATGTTGCAGCGGATGCAGCGGCGGGCTAGAGGCTCAAAGGGACGGTTTCCGTCCCACCTTTTGGTTGCTTCCCATAAACCGATCAGACCATTTTGTAGGGCGTCTTCGTCTTTAGCTGCCTCATTGGAGACAGAATAGGCCACGGAGCGTACCAGATAGCGATATTTGATAATAAGGGCCTCCTGCTCTGCACGGTTCAAGGGCTATCCCTCCTTCGGCGGTTCAGGGAGGGGTATCCAGTGGGTGATTTTACCCGCACGGGGCCCAATATCCGTCATCCATTCACCCCACAAAATCCAACCTACAGATGTTCCAATGCGCTCACAACGCACGATAACTCTCTGCTTTTCCTCCGGCAACCTCTCCTTGACGCTGATCCACTCACTCATGCTGTCCGCCCTCCCCGTCGTGGATGGAGCCCTCCATATCCAAAAACTTCTGGCACATGGCCGCAGCCTGAATGGCCTCGCAGGCTGCGTTGATGGCGTTTTGTTTTAAGCATCTAATATCTTCATTGGCCGGAAGGTCACTTGTGATATTTCCCCAAGCACACTCCAAGAGTAGTTTCATCTTGCTTACCTCTTCTTCGGCCTCTTCTGCTTCTTCTTTTAGCACCGCCCATCCCTCATGCTGGCTGTGGAACTGCGGAAACCGCTCATTGGCGGCAGCCAGCTCAACGTCCACCAGTTGCCTGACGTTAGCTAATACAGCGTTCATTTCGCACCTCCGATAATCTCGTCAAGGGTGACGGTTTCGCCGGGTCGGAGGGAGGGGAAACAATCTCTGCTCAAAACGATGGACACTGACCAATCGTTTTTGACTGCAAACAGTCCATTTCCATATGCCGCACGGCTTACCGAATCAACCTCAAGCAACCGTTTGACCGCTCTGGCGTCCTCCACCTCCTGCTCCGTCCAGCGGGGCTTGCGGATGATGCGGTCGGGGTGGTTTATGGCATAGCAGAGTGTCTCTATACACGTGTTATAGATTTTCCCTTCTTCATCAATTCTGCAATAAGTGGATTTTCGAACCGGCGTTTCGATTGTAAAAACTTCATCCACATCAACCCCCAGCACCTCGCAAATTCTCGGCTTGTCCATGTTGGCCTCCAAACTTTCACCTTTGCTATCATTTTTTGTAAGTACATTTTCATCCTCCACCACCTCATAGCCCATCAGGCGGGCGGCTTCGTAAGAATACTCCTTGCAAAAACCAACACAGGTTCTTACGTCACTGAGCAACTCCTCTGCTTGAAACAGATTTGAAATTGCGCAAGTACCACAACGATAACGATTCTTTTTACAAAACGGGCTTCTGGCATCATAGATATTATCGTAAACTTCCCCCGTCTCAGGGTTCCGAAACTTCATGGTCGGCCTCCTTTCTCTGGCCACGGCTGCAAAAGTCGTCAGGGCCAGTATGCGTCTCATGGTTGCAGTCTAGGTCGCACACATGCTCTCCAAGCCAATACTTGCACTCCCGGCACCTGACCACAGGCACGGCGTCGATGGTGGGCAGGCTATCAAACATACGCTGCATGACGGATCCAGTCACCCCATCACCACCAAAGCACTCTCTGGCTTTATCCGCATCAACTAGTCTCATGCTCGTCCTCCTCCTCCTTTTCCTGCTCCCTCCGTAGTGCGGCTCTATATTTTTTAGGGCATTTGGTTGTATCTATCTTTTCAAACAACGCTCTTTCGACGTTCCATCCGTCATAAAGCCGTCGTCTTAATGCCTCTGGCGGTATGCCAATAAAATCCGCCCAAATATGTAGTGGCTTTTCAACATCTCCAACTTTAATGATGGTTGTGGTAGATTGATTATTGTTTTGTACTTTCTTTGTTGTCCAGCGACAATTCTCTGGAGAATATGGGCCATCGTTATCTATCCTATCGATTGTTAAGCCTTCCTGATATCCGTTTTTGAGCGCCCAATTTCTAAATGCTACAAAATCACTCCACTCTTCACAAACGGAAATGCCACGCCCTCCATAATGGTCATATCTTTTATCAGTTTTTCTATTGCACCTTGCCCGCATTGAACACCAAACTTCATATAATTTGGTGCCCGTTCCTCCATGCTTATACCGTCCATTTTCTTTTTTGCTTGGCATAAACTACCTTCTTTCTGAAAGTGCGGCCTCGGCAGCGTCGCGGGTCAAATAAACTTTGATCTCTTTTATCCTGTCGTGCCGTTTCTGGCAGATATCGCAATAAAAGCTATCCACGATGTACGCTTTTATTTTTCCGTCTTTGTCCGTCTGGGCCAGTTCGCGGAGGCGGTCAATGGGCCGAGAGCACGATATTGCTCCAGCTCTTGCTTGTCCACTCTCAGACCAAATGCTTCACCTTTGAGCTGTTCGATTTCCCCTGGCTCCAGTCCTATTTCCTCGTAGGCGGCGAGGCGGTGTAATCTGTCTCGCTCTGTACCTGCATCGCTATACCACAGTTCACCATTTGCGTCACGATAGGTCAACCTCTCCATGCTCACCCCTCCTTATGTCTCGTACACAGCATCCAATCTACACAAGGCCGTATCCCTCTCCCGCTTCACCTGCTCCAGCTCGGCCCGCAGCTTCTCGATTGCATCTTTCAATGATTGATTTTCTTCATGGGTAAGGTTTAATTCTTCCTGCATGGGCCTATATACTGTTCCATTTCTTACAGCCTTATCAAGCCCTGCCCATTTGTTTTCTGCCTCAATCCATTTGCCGTTGGCTTCCACATACTTCTTTTTCCAGTTATCAACCGCAGCCCGCAACCTCTCGTTTTCGGTCTGGAGCGTGGAGAGGGCGGTGGCGGCGTCAAGCGCCGCGCCCCTTCTCAATTTTTCCCCTTCAAAATATCCATTTAACTGCTCAATCAGCTTCTCAATGTCCATCAGGGTTCCTCCTCTGCGGGCTGCTTGAGCCAAGCCAGACACTCATCCATTTCTCCAAGTCGCCAGTCATAGATACACAGCAGTTTCGCCAGTTCCTCGTCGCCCATGGTCCGGATGCGGTCGGCGTTGGACAAAATTCGTCCCGGTTTGTACTGAGGGCACCAAGAAATTCTGGCCGTTGTCCCGGCGTTATTGCAGTCATTTTTGCAAGTAATGCAAATCGTTTTCATGCGTTTTCCTTCCTCTCCGGCGGCCCATCCCAGGCCGTCCAGTATTTGCCGTACAGCTCCATTGCAAACGGCTTGATGTGCTTGCAGTACAGATATCCATCCCTACACCCCTCTACAATCTCCAGGCCGCCCCATTGGAGCTGGGCTATCCCTGCTCCCTCAATGTAGATTGCGGTCTCCTGGGTGATGGATTCTAGCTCTGCGCGGGTGTATTGGTGCCTCATGGCGATACCTCCGGCAGGCGGCGGTAGGCAAGCCATGTTTGGCCGTATAGTTCTCTATTCCCGTAATCGTACTGGTCAAACGCCGACACAAACAAAGCCTTAATATCGTCAACGGTATGCACTAACACCCAGCAACTTTCCCCATCTTCCAGCTCGACGATATATACAGGCTTTTCCACCATATTGCCCAGCTCATTCCATGTCAGCGGCTCGTTCGGCGGTTCGTTAGGGACATTATTGCCCTCACCAGGCGGTGCGGGGAGTGGCATCCAGTGGGTGATTCCAGCGCCGTCATAGATTCTATCCCAATGATATTTCCATCGTTCTATCATTTTCCATCTAACCTGTGCACGCTCCCAAATCATCGGTGCTACATGGCCATTTTTATCGCAAGAAATAACCATTTTGCTGCACCAATCCTTCTCTGGCAGTTCCGGAAGCCTTTCCTCCACGCTCACCCACTCGTTCTGCGGGGTGAGGGTGGGCATATTAGAGATCGCCTGCAAAAGCGCACCCCGTTCAACAGCGGTTAAATCTGTTTTCTTGATATACTCCTTTAGCGCATCCGAATCAATCGCACTCATCTTTCAGCGCCTCCAATTCCTTCAATCTGATGTCCACGGCCTCGTCCGTCATGGGAGCGCCGCAGTTAGGACAAAATGGTGTTCTACTCCAAAAATAGCTTATTGGATACCCACACTTTGAGCATTTACACATTTGCTCCACCTCTTTGTTGGTGTTTATCCATTCTCCCCGCACCCGCTCCACCTGCTCCCGGCTGACGGGGCGGAGGGCGGAGAGGGCCATATCAATAGCATCCCAATAAGACAGCCCATCTTCCCGGTAATCCCATTCCGGAGTCCTCTGCTGTATAGCTTTCAAGCACTTAATCGCTTCTTCCCGCGTCATGGCCGGGCCTCCAATCTCTGTAATTCCTCCGCGCTCAGAATCGGCGCGCGGGTGTTCCAGACAGTAAGGCACGCTTCGTAATGGCACTTAGGGCAACGGATAACCGCCGGTTTCCATCTGTTCTCACCATATTTCGCCATAGTGATAATTTCTCCCTTTGCCCCGCATCTGCACGGAATACGCACCCCCGCATCCGTCAGGCGCTTGGCCGCCTCGTGGTCGCCCAGCAGGTCGCGCGTCTTATCGTCCATTGTTCGGGTCCTCCTTTATCATCGGCCATTGAGAAATGCCATCCTGGCTTGCGGAGACCTACTGTTTGATGGCAGGTTATTCCGAGCCCTCCATGCGGCGATTGGATTTTTTGATAAGCCAAAGTGCTTCCCAATCTTGATATCGCTCATGCCCTTCTGGTACAGTTGCATACATGTTGCCTCGTCAAATACAGCCTTTGGCCTCCCGTTTGGATTCGGCGGGGTGCGTTGAACTGTCTTTTTCTCTGTGCAGCGTGCGCCTGGCGGGCAGATCAAAGAGCGGGCATGCCCGGTATAGCCTATGTAGTCACAGCAGTACAGCCCGGCGGTGATATAGCATCTGTAGATGCAGTCAGCACAGTGCTTGTCCATGTCCTACACCTCCACCACATGGATTCCGCGCCCGGCCATGAGCTTTTTCTTCAGCTTGTATTCTTTGGTCTTGTAGCCCTTCACGTCCTCCACAACGACCTCCCATCGGGTGTCTACACCCTCTTTTACCGCCCGGCGGTATGAGAAGTCGGCCCGGTACTTAATCGCCCGCACACGCTCGCCCAGCGGTGTCGTGAACGCCTCCTGAAGCGTGAACTCCGGCTGGAGTTTCAGATCCCGAATCTCTCCGGCGCACAGCCGGAGCATGAGCTGGTCATACCGTGCGGCCTCTTTTTGGCTGTCGAAGGTGATGCCGTTTCGCACGGCTTTCTTGTTGCCGTATTTACTTGCCATCCCCAAGTGCCTCCAGCGCCCGTTCCAGCGCCTCTACGATTTCCCCGTGCTCCCGCGCCAAGTCTGTCCACGTATTCCATATTGCGTTATGCTTATCCTTTAGGGCGGTCAGGCTATCTACTGCTTTTCTATCTGTCACTGATATCACCTCGCTGGTATAATCCGCCCCACCGCCCGGTAGAACGCCGCGTCGCACGTCCCGGTGCTGGCGTGCCGGTTTTTCGCTAAAATAATTTGCATATAGTCAGGCTCCCACGGGTCGGGACGCTCCTGGTTGTAATAGCTGTTGCAGTGTAAAAAGATTACGCCATCCGCATCCTGCTCCAGTGCCCCGGTATCCCGCAGGTCGGAGAGCTGGGGCCGCTTGTCCTGCCGCTGTGCGTTCTCCCGGTTGATCTGCGCCAGGCAGAGCAGCGGGACTTTGAGCTTCCGCGCCAACGCCTTGAGCTGCCCCGACACCTCGGTCATAGCCTCATAGCGGTTTTTAGCCCGCTCCTCTGTCCGGATCAGCCCGAAATAGTCCACCACCAGCAGCTTGAGCCCCTTAACCTTTCGGGCCATGTTGGCGATATCGTCCACGGTGGCGCGGGGCTTGCGGTTTGTGTAGACAGGTATCTGGGACACCTTCGAACTCCACTCCGCCGCACGGGCTCGCTCTTCGTCCCCAAGATTGCCCATCATGAGGGCGTCATAGGAAATACCGGCGGCCCGCGCCAGCCGTTTGGCGGCCAGCTGCTCCTCATCCATTTCCAGGGAGACGAAGAGCACTGGCCCCCGCTGCTGGGCTACCTGATCCGCCACGGCCAGCCCGAAGGTGGTCTTGCCCATGCCGGGCCTGGCGGCCAGGATGTAAAATCCGCTGTTCAGCAGGCCTCCGCCCAGCAGTCGGTCCAAGCTCCGGTAGCCTGTTGGGACGTATCCGCCGGAACCGGCGTCCACCCGCTCCCGGTGCCGGTAATAGGCCAGCAGAGTATCCCCGGAGGTAGCCAGCTCCCTTGCGGTGTCCTGGGCCTCAATGGCCTCCAGATCTCGCTGAGCGGCGGAAATCAGCTCCCTAGGGGTTTCCTCCAGGGTAGACGCACGTTGCTCCAGATCTTGCCCGAGGGCGGCCAGACTGCGCCGCATGGACGCCCGCCGGGTCTCCTCCGCGTAAATCCCGGCGTTGGCCGCCGTGTTGGTGGCCTGCATCAGCTCCATCATGTAGGCGTCGCTGACTGCGCCCCTGGCCTCCGCCCGGATGCTCACAGGATCTACCGGCTCCTCGCGCCGGTAAAGCTCAACCGCCGCCCGGAAAATCGCCCGGTTCGCCTCCAGCGCGAAATCCGCCTCTGTCAGGTGCTCCAGCACCTCTGGTAGACATGCATCGTCCAGCAGGATAGAGCCGCATACCGCGCTCTCCGCCTCCAGTGCGTCAATCGTCATAGACTACAACCTCCTGTCCATCCTCGTCCCGCTCCAGGTGATAGGCCCTGGGGCGGTATGTCTCCGTAGTGGCTGGCTGCTCCGCCCTTCGGCGGGCTTCCCAGGTTCGCACGGCGGCTTTCCAGTCTACAACGGGCCGCCCTGCGCCGTATTTCCACCCCCGCGCTGCGTAGAAGTCCACAAAGGCCTCCGGGTCTATGCCGTTCCCCCGTTCCTGGCAATAGGCGCGGACTTCTTCCACCGTTGGGGGGACTTTCTTTTTACCCCCTTTAGGGGGTTTTTCTTTGGGGGATGGGGGAATAGCTGTCTCTTATACACATCTGACGCTGCCGACGACTTAAT